CCACCTTCTTCACGTCCGCCATTGCCGTCTCGAACTGAATCGCGGCCGCCGCGCCGGCAATGAACGGGGCGGCCAAAGCCCCCCCGGTCACGATGTCGCTAAAGCCAATCTTACCCAGCCCCGTACGCTCCAGCCCCTTGCGAAAGCCGGCGACGTTTTTGCGGATACCGGCCAGGGTCGGCGACAGCTTGTCGACACCGGTGATCAGCGCCTTGAGTTGAAACTTGTCGGCCATACCCTACCCCTGCGGAATTTGATTAATGCGCTGGGCGTTCGCCAACGACTCGGCAAACGTATCCAGCGGCAGCGCCATCATCTGCTCGGGCCCGACCTTCCAGAAGAAAGCCAGGTCGTACACCACGGCGATCAGGCCTTCGACGTCCTCGATGCCGCAGTCATGAAAAAACCCGTCACAGCCCAGCCCAGGTTGTTCAAGTCGTAGAGGTCCAGCTGGTTCACCGACGGCGACGGAATGCCGGCACAGACCGCGATGTATTTGGCCGCCACCTCCATGTCGAGAGTGACCTCCTCGTTTTTGTCGATCTTGTACGGCAGCGCCTTGATCGTGCGCACCTCGGCCACGGTCGGCCGGCGCAGAGTGACCTCCAGCACTTCCTGGTCATGCGCCTGAATCGGCGCGGCCAATACGTAAGGCTCCACGTCCTTGACTTCGCTCATTGGAAACCGCCTTTGTTGCCGTCCCATTGAATGTCGATGGTGCCGTCGTCGCCCTTGGCGGTCGGCTCATCGACCACATAGCCGCCCGACAACACGTAGACGCGGCCGTTCTTGAACTCGACGGTCAGCGTCTGGTCGGTAGCCGCCATGATTTGCTTGATCGGCAAGTCCGGCGAATCGACCACGGTGGCTTTCACGAAAGGCACCAGGTCCTCTTCCTTGTAAAAGCCCGGTGCGACCGACTCGCGCTTGACGTCACTCAGCGGCACTTCCACGCCGCCGGTGACGGTGAACTGAACACCGTCTGCCTTGATGTAAACGGTGCCCGCAACTTTCTGGCCCATGGCCGCTCTCCTACAAAAAAGCCCGCACGCGGCGGGCTATAAACGTTGTTTGCATCAAACCGCGTACTGCAGGCGGAACTGGTACTGCAGCGCGAAGATCCGCAACTGATTGACCAGATCCGGCGGATACAACACGTTGAGCCGGTTCGGGTTGGTCGCCGAACGCTCGACGATCAGGTTGGCCGCGAATGCCTCGGCGTTTTCCACGATGCCCAACTGCTCCAGCGCGTTGTAGCCGGCGATCAGTTCCGCGCGAATCACGTTCGGCGTGACGATGGCCTGACCGGCGCCGAAGCGCGTGCCATCATTGGCCAGCTTGTGCCGACCGTATTTGCTGGTCACCCGCGACTTCAGGTAGCCGATGACATACGCCGACTGGTGCAGCGTCTCGCTGTCCAGGTACGAATCATCGGCCTGGCCGAAGGCGTTGAACTGGTAGCTGGTAATCGCCCGCTCGATGCGCTGCGCACCGCCGCCGAAGTAGGCTGTGGCAATGCCGCGGTTCAACAACGACTGGCGTTCGGTCAAGGTGAAACGCGCACCGGCCGGGGCCGGGGTGATGCCCGCCAGTTCGCCGGTTTGCGTCGGCCGCGCCGGGTCGGCAGAGATGAACACCGCTGTGCGCGCCGCATAGGCCGCGGCCACGTTCCACACCGGCGCGGGGCAGGCCGCCTCAAAGCCGTGAATCGTTGCGTGCTGATCGTTACGTGTCGCGCTCAAAGCGGCCAATTCACCGAGGGTGCCGCGCTGGGCGGTGTAGACATGCCCATAAAGCTGCTTGGCCCAGCTCCAGCGACCGCTGGAATCGTCCATGAAGGCCTTCCAGGCGTCCAGCGACGTAGCATCGGCCCACGGTGCACAGATGAACTCAAATGGCTCGTCACCGAGGCTCGCCAAGGCCACTGCGACGTCAGGCGTACCCACCCCGCCCGTCATCGGCGCGACCACCGCAGTCAGGCCGGCCGGCGTGACCTCACCATTGTTACGGCCCTGGCGATTGAGCTGCAGCAGCAGGTCATTACCGCTCAGGCCCGACCATCTGCAGGTCAGCGTCACCACACCAGCCGCGGCCACGGCCGTCACCGCCAGGCCGGCGGCGTTCACAGCCGCCGCCAACGCTGCGGCCGCGACCGTAGGGGTGGCACCCTTGGCCACGGTCGCGCGCACCCGACTGCCACCGATGTACAGGTTCAGCTCGCCACCGGCGGTGGCCGCGCCAGCGATGGTCACTGTGCCAGATGCCTTGGTCCCGGTGGCCTTGATCGGCAGGCACCAGACCTCGCCGGCCGGATCACTGCGGCGCCAGGTGTCGTACATCTGCGCGAGCATCGAGCCGCTGCCGCCGATGCTCTTGGCCAAGGCCAGGCTCGGCACCAGGGTTAGTTGGCCAATTTCCGTGGCGGTGGCGTCGTCGTTGACCTGTGCGACGATCAGCCGCGGCATGCTCGAACCGCCGCTGTTGGCCTGCGAATTGTCGACCTCGGCGTAGAACAGCGGCACGCGTAGATCGCTGGGGATGGAATTAAAGCTGATGGTCATTCTTCAGCACTCCCAATGGCGGCCGGAGCCGGAAAGTTTGGGGTGGCCTTGGCCTTTTTCGGCGCGTCGCGGGTGACGTCCTGGTCCTGCAGGCGGCGCAGCCAATACGCGTCACGTGGGACATCACGTCCCTCCGCGGGCAAGTTGCCGCCGGCTTCAGGGTCGGGCACCACCCGGCCCGCGGCCGGGTACACAGTCATGCGGCTCATGGAGAGTCCTCAGTGGGTTGCGGTAGTTCAACGGAGAAAGTCGCCTCAACTCGACCATCGGGGCCAGGACGCTGCAGGTTGGGGTCTGCCGGGTCGATAAAGTCCACGTTGAAATCGACACCGATGAAACCGGGCAGACCATCGAGTTCGAACTCTTGCCAAGTTTCGGCAGGCTCATCGCCGCGATTGCGACCCAGCTGGAACTCGGAGAAGAAGGTGTATTGGTAAACCACTCGGGCACGGCTGATATGCAGAAGCGCGCCCTTGCCATACTCAATGGGGTTGTACTCGGGGGAAGGCGTCCAGCCAACCAGAGCCCGCCAGAGCTCGGCGCGGAGATCGTGCAGAATGTCGTTGTCCGCTTGCCCTCGCTCGTCAGAGGTATCCAGAACAATCACCACATTGAACTGATCAGTGATGTCCTGGATCACCATGTTCTGAGCTTTGCTCGGGCTAGCGGCGTCAGCAGTTGCGATGACGTAAGCAGCAGGGAGAGCCAAGTGGGCACTTTCGACGACTGCATCCCAGTCGATGCCGCCGGAAACTCGGCCGGCAAAGGACGGGCACGTCACTCGCAAGTGAGCAACGATCGGGTTTAGTTTCATAGAGGTGTCCGGACGGGGCAGCGATCAACGCAGGGCAGCGGCAAACGCAGCAGATAGAATCGATTGAACTTGTGATGATGAGTCCTGCAAAGCATCGGCCATATAGTTGTCACGAGGCTTGATTCGCCACGCGCCGGCGGCACGCTCAGCGAGCGCGGCAGCCCTTGTGCCAATGGCGCGGCGGTTCGATTTGCCCTTCCCCTTACCGGGTGCGAGCTTTCCGAGTTTTCGACCCTTCTTGACCCCATAGTGAAGGTAAGCCGGGTAAAACTCTTCCATCGCAGAGGTCTTGGAAGGGGAGATTCGGACAAGGAAACCCGAGCGGGAAACCTTAAAACTTACCGATTCAACCGTGGCGCCTGTTCGATTTACCGGATAGCCGTCTTGCCCTCTACCCAGCACAAGATTCATCTGTGCACGCTGCGTGATCAGCAGACCAACTTTGCGCATCCCGGCGCGGATCTTTCGCTTGTCGAAGGCGTCTCGTTCAAAGCTGTCGAAACCCTCAACGTGTAGATAACCGTCAATCGAAGCGGAGTTAGACATATATTTCCACTCCGTTCTTGAGTTGGCCTAACTCCTCAACTTCAAGGACTGTAAATCTGTGCGCCCCATTCAAATCGGCGATGCGTTTCACTCGGTACAATGTCTCGCCGTGAACGATTTCATGTTCGTCGGTGATTCCAGGGTGGTAGCGCAGAGTGATGCGATGAGTGAGCTTATTGTCTGTCTGAACCCCATTGGCGTATATCGCGGTCCCGACAGGCTCTATCTTCGCCCAGCGTTTTCTAGGCTCAGAAAACACCGGTTCCAGGCCCATATCCGAAGCCGGGACATCGGACCTGAGCCGAAGGGTGATACGCCTGTTGAGCTCGCCGGTATGCGGTTCACGAAGCTGGTTTGCGCCACGAGCCATTAGATCCCCCACCCTATTCGATACGGCGTCAGCAGTGACCGCGAACCGGCAGGCATGCTGCTGAATTCGTCCCCCACCAACTCGTCTTCGCGGTTACTGTAAAGGTTTCCTAGAATCAGCAAGCATGCTGCTTGAATGGAAGGATTGATCAAGATCGGCTTCAAACCGGCAGATCCGTTGAGGACCGCGGCGTCCAATGCAGCCGCATTTGCATAAAACCGGCGATTGAGAAATTGCGCTGCGCTGTCTTCCGCCGCTGCCAGCATTTGCTCCACGTCGGCCCGATCCTCATCCTCAGCCCTGAGGTGTCGCAATGCCTCATCTGTAGGGATCACGTTCATGTCAGGCCTTCGGGTCTTCGTCGGACGCAAGGCCCTTGGCGATCAGCAGGCTTGCCTCGTGTTTGGGCGACTTGTAGCTCGTCCCACCAGCACGCCGGATTTCTTTCCCATCCAGGTAGCTGCGCAATGGATAGAGCGTGACGAATGAATCTACCGAAGGCTCAGCGTCAGCGTCAGCGTCAGCGTCAGCGTTCAATATTTGTGCGCCCCCCTCCAGCGCGCTAGTACTTTCTCCCACATCCAACCCAGCAGCTGGCTGGTCCAAAGTGACTTTCTGAACAGTTTCATCCTGATCGGAGACAAAAACGCCAGTTGCTTTTACCTTGGTACGACTCATGGGGTGATCTCCCAGGATTAGAGTTCCATCCATGGATGGAACTCTATTGAGGTGGGGTTAAGCAGGCGTCAGATCGCCGGTCACGAACG